AGCCGAAGCGGACGTCGGCGCTCGTGACGCCCCACGGCAGGCCCTCGCCTAGGAGGCGGTGGGTGTAGCGGCCCTCGCTGACCGGATCCTCGGCCCACCCTCCGGCGAGGAGGTCGCGGCGGAAGAGGCTCGGGTTGGTCGTCCAGAAGAGGCGGTGCTCCAGCCACGACCACTCGCCCTCGTGTCGGTCGGTGAACGACTCGGGGGCCAACTCGACGACACCGCCCGCCGCGGTCTCGGCTGCGTTCCACGCCTGACGCCGCAGCGCCAGTTGGGCTAGGTGCGGATGGTCAGCGAGCACCCGTGCCATGCCGTCGAGGTGGATCACCTTCTCATAAACGAAGTCGTCTTCGGACCACCAGACGAACGGCTCGACGGTGTTCTGATTGAGCCACTTCCAGGCTGAGCGCATAGCGCCACCGAAGCCTTCGGCGCCGACGACGGACCGACAGGCCCGCCAGTGCGGGTAGGCGAGGCGGAGGTAGTCCCAGTGTTCGCCGGAGCCGGTGTCGTCCCAGATGATGCGCGTGCTGACCGGGCCGCCACGGTGCTTCTCCTCGAAGCTGACGATCGTCTTGTCGAGCAGTTCGAGGCGTCCGTTGGTCAGCACACAGGCAGCGATCATTGTTACCTCTTGCGTTGTTGGGCGAGCGGTAGATGCTTTCCGTAGTGGCGCGGCGCACCACGAACGATTGCCGCAATGACCTTGCCGGACACCCCGTAGTCTCTGGCCAGCGCGTAGACCTCGCCGAACCTGCCCTCGTATATGGATCGTATTGCGGACTCTTGGGTCTCGGTAAGGCCGGTGGTGCCGTTGCGGTGCCGTCCTTTAGAAATGCAGTCATGAACGTTGCCGCGCTGGGTGGCAACGAAAAGGTGAGCGGGGTTCACACAGGGCGGCATGTCGCACGTGTGGCACACGTTCATTCCGTCAGGTATAGGACCTATGTGCCGCTCATACGACCACCGATGAGCCAGTCCGCCGTAGAAGTTCCCATAAGGATCGCACGCTCCGCGCCATAGCCAGCAGCCGGACGGCGCACGGTGGACCTTGGCCTCGAACCGCTCGTCGGCGGTACGTTTAGGCACGTCGATACCTCCTGGGGTGTCGGCCTGGCCCGGGGCTGTTCGAGCAGCGCCCGGGTCATCTCGTCAGGGTACCGGAGCGCCGTAGTGTCTGGCGATCGCCCGGTGGATCTCGAGGCCAGACGTGCCCCGCTGGTTGCGACTATCGGCACGGACGTGCGCTCGGTACACCGCACCCGGCGCTCGGCCAAACGTGGCGCCTAGGTAGTAGCAGCCGAGCCACATACTCCAGTCCTCGAATCGTTCCCATTCAAGCCACCCCACACGTCTGGCCAGCTCGGTGCGCACCGCCGCGCCGACGACGATCCAGTTGCCGAACGGTAGGCACGGTGCTGAGCACTCGTGGTCGGTGTGACCCGCCACCCGCGGCCAGTGGGCGAGGCCGGGACAGCCGTCGGGGTGCATGTAACGCACCTCGGGGACCCACACGTCGACCGTCGGCCGAGGGTCAGCCGCCCGGGCCAGGTAGATGCCGAAGGCTGGTTCTAGTTCGTCGTCGGCATCGAGGTGGACGACCCACGGTGTAGTGACACGAGACAGCGCCTCGTTGCGTGCTGTGGCGATCGTGCCGTCAGGATGATGAACTGCGACGGTCGGCAGGTCGAGGCGAGCAGCGGACGCTAGGGCACGCTCCTCGGCTAGGTGCCGCCACCCGTCTCCGCCGTACGTGGCAACGGCGACAGTGACCTCCACCGCAGCTCCCTCGTGTGATAAGTCCGCTGGTCAGCCTCGAAACACTGGCGTCCAAGAGCGTAGACGTCGTCCATTGTCGCCTTGCCCCAGTTGGGGTGTAGGTGCTCGAGGACGGCACCGTTACAGAACGTCCACAGGCCCCGAGCCTTAGCCGTCTCGACCAACTCTGCATCGCAGTAGTTGTGATCGTACTCCTCGCATATCACCGTGCCAGGTCCGTCTACGGTGCCGTGGCGGTCGGCGTACCATCGTGCCACCGCGGGGTGGGTCGAGTGGTGACCTGCGAGCACGCGGCGGTTACCGCAATCCTGTGTGCCGATCACGCCCCAGCCTTGGGCGTAGGCGTTCGCGATCTCGTCGTGCCAGCCGAGCCGGGGGCGGACGTCGTCGCCGCATAGGAGGAGGATCGGGTCGGTGGTCAGCCGGTAGGCGGTGTTCACCTTGCGTGCCCAGTCGCCGGGGCGGCGGTCGTCGATGACGATGAGGTCGACGTCGTCTAGAGCTTCGACGGCTGCGATCTCGGCTTCGTCGGTGTCGTTCGCGACGAACACAACATGTTGTGGTCCGGTCGCGGTGGCGGCGAAGATGGCTGCGAGCGGGGCGGGACGGTGGGGGCGGCGGAGCACGGGGACGACAATGGCGACCGAGGGGAGCGTCACCGGATGACCAGCTCGGAGCCGAGAACGATCCGGCGTTCGCCGGCGCAGGTGGGGCACTCGGCCGGGTCGTCGAAGTCACGATCGGGGCCGCACGTCGGGCAGTCAGCCATGTGGAAGATGCGGCGGAGCGTCTCGGTGGGGTTCGTCATGTGCACCAACGTACGCCCGTCACCCGTGTCTGTCAACCTGGTCCGGTCATCCTTCGACTAGCTGCAACGCTGCTTCCCAATGGTGCAATGAGCGGGTGCCGCCACGGGGCACGTAGGCGGGCAAGGGTGGCCCGTTGATCTCGAAGGTCAGGTTGTCCCACACGATGCGGTCGCCGGCCGTAGGCGCCGCCGTGGACGGCAGGAACGCAACCCAGTCTCCGATGTAGGCGCGGCGTCCGCCCGCCTGGTCCTCGGACCGTGCCCGCTGCGAGATCCAAGCCCGGTAGGCGGTAGACGTGGGATGAGCCCAGTCGGGGACTGTCGACCCGTACCGGTCGACCATTGTGCCCGGCTCGAGGAGTGTGACGTCTTGGACGAGCATCCCCGGGAAGCTCATTGGGTGCCCACCCAGATAGACCGCCCGAGCGCCCGATACGAGTCAAGGACACGCCGCTCGTCTGGCAGCATGCCGACCCCCGCTGACGCCGCAGCGATGCCGACGCTATAGCTATAACCAGCGATCGACTCCTGCTGGTGCCCCGACGACTGGGGATCCACGCCGCTAGCCCGCAACACCATCTGACACGTGACTGCCAGGACCTCGTCGGGGGGTGGGTCGTCAGCCACGTAGGACACGGTGACGACGCTCGGCATCGCAACGAAGTCGTATTCGATGCTGTACCGGTAGGCGGGCGGCCACAGGTAGATCCGGTCCATGCCGTCCCACTGGTAGGGGACGTCGTTGCCGGTCGCCGTGTTCACGATCGACGTAACCGACGTGATGCCCTTGAATGACACGAAGTCGAGGCGTGGTCGGACCTTGGCGGTGGTGGCACCGGTCTTCCACTGCTGGCCGGTGTAGGCACGGACGGCGGCGCTGGCGTCGCGGAGCAACGCTTCTACCCGCACCCGTTCGTCCTCGTCTGCTAGTGCTCGCCCTAGGCGGTCCTCGATGTCAGCGATCGTTGCGAGGTTGGCCACGCCTCGAGCGTAGACGCGACACCGCCCGGGCGGTGAGGCCCGGGCGGGCGGTTGCTAGCCGTTGTTGCGGTTGCGGCGCCGGTCTAGCTCCTCTGCTGCGGCGTCCTTCACGTAGTCGGGCAGGTCCGACTCGTAGACGACCTCCACGAGGTAGGTGGTGCCGTGGCGGCATACCAGGCGCCCGTCGTGCATCTTCGAGTTGGAGTTGAAGTTCCACGCCTCGTTGGAGTCGGGGTGCGGGTAGTAGTTGGCTTCGGCTTCGGTGGTGGGGTTCGTCATGTGCACCAATGTACGCCGCGCCGTGCCGTCTGTCAACCCTGCCGGAGCATTACTTCTTGCCGGTGAACTTGTGTTCGGAGACGCCGCCGCCAGGCTTCGGGACCATAGCGCTCCCGTCCCAAATCAGCTCGACGCTCGAGGCCATGACGAACCCCTCCCAGTACAGCTTGTAAGGTTCGCCGCCCGCTCCGAGGCAGATAACGTTCGTGCCGGCGCTATCGCCCGTGAACACTCCGGTCGGTTCCATCTGTCCGATAGCGGTACTGGAGCTGTTGCGCCCCGCTGTCTTCTCGGGGTTGGTGAGCTGGTCGGTAATAGGGATCGGGTCGCCGATGCTCGGGCACGAGTAGAGCGGCTTGCCCGAGCCGGTGCCGAGCCCAAAGAAGTACGACCAGCTCGATCCGCCCTCGGTCTGGAACTTGAGGATGTCGATCAGGTTGCCTCGTAGCTGGCTGGTTGACGCCTGCGGAACCGGCTGATTCGTCTGGAACTGCTGTTGGATGTTGTCGCTGACCCGCTTGTCGGCACGGTCAGCCTTGCTCGCATCCTTATTACAGGCGGTCGCGGCTAGCGAGACGGCTACAAGCGCGGACGCTAAGGCAATACGTTTCTTCATCATGGGTATCGCTCCGTGGTGGGGTGGTGGGTTAGGGGCAGTCTGCTAAAGCATTCGCAATGGTCGGATAGTCACCGAGCGAACCTCGCACCTCGCCGTACGTGGCGCACATGCGTGCCATGAGGGCCTCGCGGTGGGCGGTGTCGTCCGGCGCCGTGGCGGTGTACTGCGACCAGAGGGTGAGGATCAGCTTCCGGTCCGTGTCCTGGCGTTCGAAGCTTGCTCGCCTATTGCGTGCGTTGGTGTCGAGCGACGAGCGCCCGTAATAGCGCTGCCAGACGAGCGCCCCGGCACCTACGAGGACGACGACTACGACGGTGACGCCAAGGATCCAGCGCCCGTAATACCAGACACCTCGCCGAACCTCGCGTCTCTCTTGACGGTTCGGTACCCAGTCGATATCGCTGTCCATGGCGGCAGACATTACCTATATACGTGTCAGTCTGTCAATGGACCTGGAATGGCACTAGGCCCCGGGACCCCGACCGGCCGTGTCCTGACCGGAGCGCTCGGGGGCCGCGGGGCCTAGCTAGGACGACCGACTCGCTCAGCCTCCTCTCGGTACTCCCAGACGGCCATGCAGCCGCCTAGGGCTTCATAGGCCACCGCTTCGACGTCGGCTATAAACCTGCCTCGTCGAAGAATGAACCTGGCGCAGGCGCAGGCGTGGACGACCGCAGCGAGATCCTCGGCGGTCAGGCCACACCAGTCGGCGGTGCCGTCACCGTTGACCCGTAGCGAGCCCACGGCGCTGCCACCTAGCTACCGGCGGTGTTCGTGATCCGAACGAAGGCGTTGACGTCGTTGGCGAGGAAGCCAAACTCGGTTTCGGCTCGGACTGCGACGAGGTTGTTCTCCCAGAGCGACACAAGGGCGCCGTTGATGGTGACCGTCGACTGGGTGCTGACGTCGTAGTTGATGCCACCGATCTGGCCCCACACCACCTGGGTCCAGTCGCCGCCGTAGCCGACGACGGTGGTCAGGTTCGTGGTGGCGACCGTGGGCCCCATAGCCGTCGGGCGGCCCAGGAGGCGCCCGGTGCGCACGCTCGGGTTGCTGCTCGCCGGAGACGAGAAGTCCGCCGTCTCGGCGGGAGCCTCGGTGGCCGGCAGGTAGATCGGACGGCTGTTCGCGTCCGTGTCGCTGAGCAACGTCGGCTCGAGGACGTCGTCGAGCGCCCAGCCGGTCAGCCGCTTCCCGTCCGTGACGAGGAGGCGGAGCGCCGACACGAGGCCCTGGTAGGTGCCGCCCGCCGTGTTCGGCACCATCTCGACAGCCTTGGTGGTCTGGTCGAGATAGGAGGTGAACGGCGTGCTGGTGCCGTGGAGCACCGCCGAGTCGAAGGCGGTAGCGATCGCCTCGGCCACCTGGTCCCGGATGATGTTCATGTAGCCGCCCGGGTTGGCCCGGACGACCTCTGCCGAGACGACCGCAATCGTAGCGATCTTCTTCGGCGTCATCGTCTTCAGGGTCAGCGACCCCTGCGACGCGGGCTTCTGGGCGCCTTCTGCCACCCAGCCGGCGGTGAGCCGACCCGAGACGACGGGGACGCTGACACCCGCGAGGCCGAGCGGAATGCGCTGCGCAAGCTGCTGGACGATGCTGGTCTTGTAGGTCTTTTCGAAGATTGCCGAGGCCTGCTCGGGTGTAAGAAACCCAGAGAAGCCCGATAGGGACGTTGCCGACGTGACAGCCACTGGTTGCTCCGCTTACTAGGAGGCGGAGGAGGGGCGTCTAGCGCAAGCCGACAGCCCGTTCTAGGTCCTGTTGGAGCTTGGTCGCATTGAGTGCCGGTGGAGCACCACGCGCGCCCTGCCCAAGGTCCGGGAACCGGGGGTCAACCTGTTCCTCCTCCTTCGGTTTGGGGGGTGGTGCGATGCTGTTGACCCAGGTTGTAATGGCGTCGGGATCCACGTTGCCCTCGTCGTCCATGAAGGCTCGACGATCAAGGTTCGCTAGGAGCGCTGACACGGTCGTCGCCTCGAGCCTGTTCGTGGCTGCGGCTCGGATCGTGGCGTCCACGACGGCGGCACCGGCCTCGCGGAGCGCCTCGAGTCTGCCCTCGCGGCGTGCCACCGCTACAGCCTTCTCGCTCTCCGACATAGCCGCCTCGCGGATCCGCTGGTTCTCGGCGTTCGCTGCGGCGTTGGCCTTCGCCTGTGCCTCGTGCTTCTTCGACAGAGCCTTCCACTTCTCAACCTCGGCGGCCAGGTCCGTGTCGGTCCGTGGCGTCGGGGTTGGTGCTGGTTGAGGCTCTGGGGTAGGTGTGGGTTCGTCGCCACCCGGCTCAGCGCCGGCTAGGGGGTGTCCCGGAGGCAGGGTGGGCGTGTCGCCCGACGGTGCTACACCGTCACCTTCTGGCATCGCTTAGCTCCTCGTGTCGAGGCGGAGTGGGCGTGTCGCCCTACCGAGGCGGCGCAAAGGCGTCACCTCGGGCTGTCAGCATAGGACCAACTTCGCCGTGCTGGTGGACGACGGCGGCGCCCCGATCGTCGACAGGCTTCACCTCGATCGGGCCGGGGTCGCCGTGGCGAGCGTAGATGGGCATCATCGAGCAGCGGCAGTGAGTGTGGATAGGCATGAGTTCGTGAGTCGAGAACCTGGTGTTCTTCGACGAGCACAGAGAGCAGGGGCCGCCCGATAGGACCCGCCGATAGCCGACGATCAGCGCGGAGCGGTCGCCCACGTAGCGAGCGCTGTGTGTCTTCGTCAACTGGAGGTCGGTGGCGACGAGCTGCAGTGCACGTATGAGCCCGGCGGCGACAGCCACCTCGAGCGCCTTGCCATCCTTCTGTTCTCGCCAAACGGTTTGGGCGGGGCGCCGGTAGACGTCGTCAGCGGGTACGCCGCGCATCGCCTCTATGTCGTAGACGGCCCTCGGTATCCCCTCTGGGTGGACGGTTACGCCTGCGATCGCTGTCCCGACCGCGGCGAGGTAACGGTCGGTCAGCGCCGCCGTCACGATCTGGCCGCCGGTCAGGATCGCCAGTATCGTCACGATCCAACGCTGGATGGTCTCCTCGTTGTAGTCGGGGAGGTTCGCCCAGGTGGTGCGGGTGACGTCTTCGAGGCGCTGGCGAACGGCGTCGGTTTGCTCCTGGTAGGAGGCCGTGATACGGAGCGTCTCTGGGTCGAGTTCGGCCACGGGCTAGGGCGCCGCCGGTGGCGTCGGCTGTGCGGCTGGGGTGGTCGTAGCGGGTGGCGTAGCGGGCGGCGTCTGGGGCGCACCTGGCGGAGCCTGTGTGGCGACCTGCGTAGGCGGTGCGGCGAGGCTGGCGATAAGGGCGTCCGCGGCGCGCTCGGCTTCCATTCGTTCGATCGCAGAGGGCGAGAAGCCGAGGAGGACCATGCGCTGGCGCCACGGCACCCCGGCCGTCACACCCTTCGTCGCGGCGTCGTACCGCTCGGCGAGGCTATGGAACGCCGGGTCAGCCCAGATCACCTCCATATCGAGGCGGCTCGCCCTGGTCGTGTCGCCGAGGATCGTGAAGGCGTAGCTGATGACCTGCTCCCACGATTCGCCGGCCTGGGTCGACCGGTCAGCCACCTTCGCCAGCAGGCCCTCCTTCATCGTGGAGGCGCCCTGTGCGGACCCGTTCGCGGCGTCGGGGGTGACGTAGTAGAGCGGCGTCCGGGTGGCCGCAGCGAGGTCTGCTACGTCTGCCTTCACGCTCTGGAGGATCGGGTTCAGGTCCACGCCGCCCGACTCCCAGAGCGTCGCGGTGGCGGGTAGCTGCCACAGCGCGCCAGGATCAGCAGCGAAGATGTCGTTGTAGTCGATCTCGTTGCCCTCGGAGTCGTGGGTCGGCAGATCGGCCTGGATGGCACGCTGACGGAACGCCTGGAGGGTGGCTACCTCGAGGCGCTGGAGGATCTGATAGGTGATGCGGTCAATGGTCGGGGTGTGACGCTCGAACTCGCCCCAGTGCTCACCCTTGATGTCCACCTGGTTGCCGAACGCGACGACGGGGACAAGGTTGCGAGCGGTGGCCGGTAGCTCAGCGGGCGGACCCACCCAGTTCCACTGTTGCCAGTCTTCTGCCTGGGGGTCCCAGTGCTCGCCAGCGGTGCCGCTGACCGCCTGGCGGACCACGCCTGGGAGGTAGAGCCACGCCGCCCACCGGCCCATCATCTCGTCGTAGTAGAGCTTGATCGCTGCCCGAGGCTTGCGGCGGTACTTCGGGTCGTAGGACACCGCCACCTGGCGTGGATCCTCGATCGTGATGAGCGGAGCACCGCCCACCTCGTCATCGGGTCCGCCGACGATGACATAGGCACAACCGAACGTCATCGAGGCCCGGTGGACGAGGGACGAGTCGGCGTCGAGCGTGTTCGACTGCCAGATTCGCCACGCCTCCTTATCGCCACCCTCGTCGCTGTCCGCCCCGGTGCGGAACCCCTGGACCGACATGCGCTCCCGTGGCGCTTCGACGATCATCTCGGCCCAGCACATACGGCTGATGTCCATGAGGCGCTGGTATGCGAGCCGTACCGCCTTCGACGAGTTGGACGGCAGGAGGTGCTCGTTGTTGTAGTAGTCCTCGAGTTCGCAATAATGGTCGTGGCGGGCCATTAGCTGAGTGGCGAGTCGGCGCAACCACCAGCCGCCGGTATCGGGTATCGACGTCTCGATCATCGAATCCTCCGGGGCACGGCGAGCACCTTCGACTGGCCTAGTCCTGACGCTACAGCGTCAAGACGTGCCTCCCAGGCAAGCACAGCCGCGACCGCCCCATCGATCTTGCGTGCGCTCTCGGGGTGATCCTTAGCAATCGTTATGCCCGAGGGCGTCGGGCGGCGCCTGGCGTTTAGGACGTGGCGTGCTAGGTCCCAAGACCCGTCGTGGGTCAGCTCGCGGTCCACGACGGCACCGTGGAACCGCTCGAGGGCGCCAACGACCTTCGTTGTCCGACCACCCAGCATCCACCATTCGCACGGATGCTCGCGGGTCGCACGCACCTTCAGTCTGGTACCATATTCGGCTTCCCAGGCGGCCACGTGCGTCTCCCACTTAGCGGGGTCGGCGTAGAAGCCGACGACGTCCCACCGGTCAAAGGCTGAGCGGACCGCCGAGCGCACCTCGCCGACAGGGACCGACCAGCCGTGCCCGCCCGGACCGTCCGGCTGCTCCCAGATGCCGATCGGGAAGAGGTGTCCGTCCCTGACACGACAACCGACGAGGGCTGTCGCGTCAGTGATTCCCTTAGCTCTCGACCGCGACCCGTCGAATCCCATAGTGATCGTCTCGCCGTCAGCGACCACCTCGTACACCGACGCCACCGCCTCCCATTCGTGGCCGGCGAGCCAGGCGTCGGTCGCCGCAGCGATCTGGTTGAGGTAGAACCGGCGGCTGTCTTCGGGTGGCGTGGACGGGTCCCACACCTCGTCGCGGATGCGGTGCAGGTCGACCCAGTAGCTGTCCCCATAGGCCTCACGCAAGCCTTCCATGAGGGACTCTTCGTCGGCCATATCGGTTTCGGGGTCAGCCTCGCGGGCGTCGTAGAGCATCGACCCCCGAGCCCGGCCCTCGGTCATAGACAGCCAGGCGAGGTAGGAGTGCTCGGCCACGCTGTCCACCCCGACTGCGTGCGCGTTCGTCGTCTCGAGCATTCGGGCGGCGCCGTCCCGGCTCTTACCTAAGTTGCGGCGGGTCACCCGGTCGAGCGCCTCGCCGCCGTTCGTCTTCGTCCAGTGGTGCGACTCGTCCTCGACGACAAAGGTCGGGCGTGCGCCCTCGTTGGTGGGGGCGCTGGCGGTGATCGGCTCGAGGCGTCCGCCGTCAGCGGTGTAGATGCGAGTGAGGCCGGGGTCGAGACCGTAGGTGTCCCCGAGCGGCCCCTCGCCGATCATCTGCAACACCATCGACATCGTGTTCGTCGTCTGGCGTTCGGATACGCCGCTCAGCTGAACCCAGGCCGCTGACACCGAGCGCCCGATCGCCTGGCCCGCCTCGAACCGGACCTTCAGCCGGCCGTAGGCGACAACCTCGCCGCCCCTAGCCCACCGGTCGAACCGGCACGGACCGCACAGTTCGAAGAGGGCGACCGCTGCGACGAACGGGGACTTGCCGGCGCCCTTAGCTCGGCGGTAGACGCCCCGGTTGTAGAGCCAGCGGCCCTCGCCGTCCACGGCGTACCACCAGATGAGGAACCGCTCCTGTTCGGCGGTGTACTCCCACGGCTCGCCTGACCGTGGCCCGTCAGGCTGGATGAGGTGGGCGTGGCACCACGCAATACAGAGCGGGCCGAGGTTGCGGTCCTGGTCGGGCGCCTGGCTCCAGTCGAGGCTAAGTACCGCCGTCACGTCTCGAACCGCATGTATGTGTCGGACACCCACAAGGCATCAGCGAGCGCGTTGTGTGGCGCGTCATCTGGCTGGCTGACATCGGCGTGACCGTGGTCGTCGAGCCACTGGCGTAAGTCACGGCAATACATGGGCCACCCGCCTGGCAGGTCGACCATGCGCCCGTAGAGCTGGCACAGCACAACCCAGTCGTAGTCGGCGTAGTACGCCCACCACTCCGGATTGGGGCCTGCGAACTCGCGAACCTTCTCGGCGATCACGGATCGCGGGACGCCATCGCCCTCGAGGTGGCAGAGGACGTTCTCTCGAACCCAGTCGTCGGCCCGGCTCAGGTCTGCCTCCGCGTTCTCCAGGTAGAGCGTGGCGAGCTGGGCGCCGCCGTCGTAACGAACTATGCCGATCGAAACCAGGTCGATCGTGTGACCATCCTCGATGAACTCAGTATCGAACCAAAGGCGGTTCACGTCTCGATCTCGTCGTTCGGCATCAGCGCCAGGATGCCAGCTATGGCCGCGGCGGTCCCTGACACACCGGCGAAAACGAGGGCGAGCATAGAGACGTTGGCCACAAACGCCACCGAACTGAGCCAGCCCTTAGCTATAGCCAGCACCCACAGGATGACCGACACGACGAATATAACTATGTTCACGACGAGCGACGTCACCGCTATAGGTAAAGCGAGGCGACGGATGAGGTCGTACATTACGCCGAACGGCGCAGCGGCGACACCCCGGCGCTGGTGTCAGCCGTGTCGGTGTCGACGTACTTTATACGCATAGCCACACGGCTATCTTTAGTAGTACCGAGCTTCATCTCGCGCTGGCGTAGCTCTGTGAGGTAGCGGGCGTCGAGGGTGCGGATCCACTGGGCGTGGACGTGGGCCGTGTCCTTGGCGTAACGCCACTCGGGCGGATGCCACGCCGCACAGTGCGGCTGGGCAGACACGAAGCCCCACCACTCCAGCGTCTCGAGCGGCCAGGTGGGATCAGGGTCGACGGCGCTAGGCCCGGTGTAGGGGTCCGCAGGGAACTCGTCGAAGCCGATGGTGGCGTCGCGGTGGCGGGTAGGTCCTGCGCTAGGTGGGCGGCCTGGGACGGGCATCAGCGGCCTCCTCTCCATCGTGGAACTGGTTTTCGACTTGGTGGCAGCGCCG